GCGGGCGACCCGCTTACCGCCGATGCGCAAGGAAAAGCGATCAAGGCGACTGCGGCATCAGGCGTAAATATTCGCTGTATTGGCTGGGCCGAAGTCTCCGCCCAATCTGGTGATATTGCCGATGTTCACATCCACCAATTTATCATGCAAGGTTAAGGAACCGAATAATGACTGAACAGTTTGTTGAAAATGCTGAACTCACGGCAATTGCGCGAGAGTATAAAAATCCAGATGTCACACTCATCGCACCAGAGGCTATGCCAGAGGTGCCTGTAGATGGTCAAACCTTCAAATACCATGCTTATCCTGAAGCTCAAAACTTTACAGTTCCAGATACCCGTGTTGGACGCCGTTCACAGGTTAATCGTGTAGAGATTGACGGTGAAGAAGAAACGGGACGTGTGTATGATTACGGTGTCGGTATTCCCTTGGATAATACCACAATTAAAGAAGCCGAAAAGAATGGCTGGGACCCCAGAATGCAAGCGACAGGTGTTGCGACAAATATCCTGACGCTTGATCGCGAAGTTCGCTGCCACAATTTTATCAATAATTCTGAAAATTATGCAAATAACTTGGTTGCGGCACTTTCTGGGTCAGACATGTTCAGTGATCCTGCGTCTAAACCGTATGAAACCATTAAAGACATGATGAAGACATGTCTGATGCGCCCAAATCAATTGGTTTTTGGTGCAAATGTGTTTGACACTCTCTCTGTTCATCCGCAACTCCTCAAAAAAGTAAAAGGGTCTGTCAACGCCGATGGGGTGTTGAGCGAAGACGATCTCGCTAAGCTTTATAAGGTACAGCGCGTACTGGTCGGTGAGAGTCGTATCAACATCACGCGCCCCGGTCAAAACCCTGAATATCATTTTGTGTGGGATAACGTTGTTGCAGGCCATTACATTGATCGGACAGCGACACCGCAAATGGGGGGAACAACATTCGGTTTCACGGCACGTTACGGCCAACGCACAGTGCGCACAATCGATCTTGATATTGGTCTTGAGGGCGGTATCGAAGTGCGTGCAGGGGAACGCGTCAATGAAATCAGCATTGCCCCGTCTGCGGGCTTCCTTCTGCAAAATGCGCAACCCGCGCAGACTTAAAGGGGTGGGATAATGTCTAAATTACAGAAATATGACGTTCTGCGTCCGCTCAATCATAACGGCAAAAAATACAAACCCACTGCCAAAGGGGAAAATACCATTGTTGAAATGACCCCTGATGATGCCGCCGCGCTGATTAAGCTTGGTGTCCTTTCTGACATGAAAAAACACGCCGCAGAGAAAACTGTGCAGCCCGAAGAAAGTAAGGACTAAGAAATGACTTACGCGACCCAAGCAGCAATGGAAAAGCGGTTTAAGGATTTGGAACTGATTGAGCTAACCAATCAGGACGATCCTCACGCTGAAAATATTAATGCAGCCGAATTGCAGGTTGCGTTAGATGATGCCAGTGCCGAAATCGATGCGTTGCTTGGGTCGCGCTTTCCCGTTCCTTTAAATCCGGCACCTGCGGTTATTGAGCGGTTGTGCTGTGATATTGCGCGGTATCTTTTGTTTTCAGGCAAAGCCCCTGAAGAGGTTCAGAAGCGATATGACGATGCGCACAAACTCCTAAACCGTATGGCAAAAGGGGATTTGATGTTGGGATCAGAAGTCGTTGCAAATACCACAGGTCCAAGCTTTCACGCCCATTCTTTAAAATTCAATGAGGGGAAACTCTTATCATGAGCGCAACCCTTAAAATTGACAGCCGTGATCTTGGTCGGATTGGCAAGCGGGTTCAAAAGGTCTTAGCAAGCCTAGAAGATCAAGACATCCTTTATGACAGCATTGGCATGGCTTTGGTCTCTCAAGTGCAACAACGATTCCGTGAAGGCAAAGGTCCCGATGGTGTTGCTTGGGAAGAAGCCCGCCGAGGGGGCCAGACATTAGTCGATAGTGGTCGTCTGCGCGACAGTGTTACTCATAGTGTAGACGGTTCAGTCATTAAAGTCGGCACCAATGTGATTTATGCCAAAACACACCAGTTTGGGGCGACAATCAAACCCAAAAACGCCAGAGTCTTGGCCTTCACCCTTGGGGGTAGGGCTGTATTTGCCAAAAGTATCACAATCCCCGCCCGTCCGTTCTTAGGCTTTGATGAGGAAAGCTTTAAGGCCATCCGAGGAGAAATCGCCGATTATGTCCGCCGTGCCAGACAGGAGGCAGGCGCATGATTAATCAAATAGAAGCCGCGATTGTGGCGCGTCTGAATGATGTCGCTAAGTCAAACGCCTTTAAGGTCAAGGCCGAAAGTTACGGCGGTGAACTGGATGACACGCTTTTAAAAGACGCCGCGCAAAGCGCCCCTGCTTTTTGGATCGCGTTTGCGGGGGCGAAAAAAGGCCGCAAAGTGGCGCACGATAAACATGAATGGCAGGCAAACTTTGTCGTGATCTCCGCCGCTAAAAGCATGCACCAAGAACAAGTCCGCCAAGGCGGGCGCGGTGGTCTGGTTTTAGGGGCGTATGAAATGATCCATTTTGCCATTTCTGCCCTTGAAGGCTTTATGCCTGAAGGAAGCAGTCAAGCGTTAGTTCCGCATCAAGTGACGAACCTGTTTAACGCCAAGATTGAGCGGGAATATCTTGCGATCTATAGCGTGACGTTTTCCTGCAAATTCCCTTTAGAGCGCGTTTCTGACACTGCGCTTGATGACCTTGAAAGCCTTTTCCATTCTTCTAAACCGCATCATGCCACAGAGGAAACGCCGATTATGGAGTCCGAAATTCAACAGCAGGAGGATGACTAATGGATCACCTGTATCTCAAGCCCTGCGATGGGATGACCATCCCCCATCCCGATACAACAGGGCCAATCGGTAAAGACGGCGCATGGGTGCCTAATACCAAATTTTATCGGGGGTTTCTGTCACGCAAAGAGGCCGTGACATCAAAGCCGCCGAAAAAAACAGATAAGCCTGCTGCTCAGGTAAAGGAGACATAAATCATGACTGGCATTAGTTTCAATGAAGTACCCATCGATATTCAACGCCCTGGCCTCTATATGGAGATTGACCCCAGTTTAGCGTTTAATGGTTTGCCCGTTTTTAAACAACGCACTGTCATGTTCGGACAACTGGGAACATCACCAGAAGCCAGCGTTCATCAAATCTATCAAGTTATCACAGCGGCTAGTGCCAAGACCTTGTTCGGTCAAGATTCCATTCTGGCCTCAATGGTTGATGCTTTTCGTAAAATCAATCCATATCAAGAGTTACTGGTTATTCCAGTGGCTGAAAATAGTCAAGGTGTTGCAGCCACTGTAGAGGTCACGCTATCAGGGGCGGCAACCCGGTCTTATACACAAGTTTTTTATGTTGGTGATGTTCGCTACACCCTTGGCGTTTCCAGTGGGGAAGCCGCATCCTCAATTACAGGGCGGCTTGCTTCATTAATCAACACCAATCCCGCCTCCTATGTCACCGCCTCAACCGAGGCAGAGGTTCTGACTTTAACCTGTAAGTGGAAAGGTGAGACAGGCAACGACATCAATGTGTTCACACGCTATTACCGCGATGATTACGACAGCCCAGGGGTGAGCTTTGCCATTAATCAAAAAGCAGATGGTGCCGGCAATCCAACGATTCAAAGCGCCCTTGATGTCCTTGATTCCCTAACGCAGTATCAGGGGTTTGTCTGCCCTTATACGGATACGGCGAATATGGACCTGTTACGATCTGAGCTTGATACCCGTTGGGGACCGATTAGTCAGCGTGACGGTCGGGTCTTTTGTGCCAAAAAAGCAGGGGTGGCTGCGTTGAATTCTTTTGCGTTGGCGCGGAACTCGCAACATTTTGCCATTATGGACATCACCGAAAACGCGGCCTCACCGTCTTGGGACTGGGCAGCAGCGTTGGGGGCGAGCGTTCAGTATTATGGCACCATTGATCCTGCGCGGCCTTTTCAGACATTAGAGCTAAAAGACATCAAAGGCGCACCAGAAGGCCTACGCCGGATGCCAGAAGAAAACGAAACCCTGCTGCGCAACGGGATCTGCACCCACAGCATCGGTGTTGACGCCAAGGTGCGGATCGAACGGGCTGTTACAACCTATAGTCAAAATCAAACAGGTGCAGAAGATAAAGCTTATAAAAGCCTAAATACTGTCATGACCATGAGCTATTACCGCCGTTCAGTCATTAACCGTTTTCAACTTCGTTATCCGCGCCACAAGTTAGCAAGCAGTGGTCATCCTGCGGCGGGTTTTGCATCTAACATCATCACGTCAGAAACCGCTGTTGCGGAGTTCCTCGCGCATTATACAGCGATGATGGATGCGGGTTTGATGGATGATTATGACGGCTATAAGGCCGACATCCTCGCCAATAAAAATACACAAGTTCGCGGGCGTCTTGATGTGTTTGACCAGCCCCGCCCGATGGATCAATTTCATCAACTGGCCGTCCGCTCTGCGTTTCGCCTTATCTAAGAAAGGAAAATAAAAAATGTCGATTTTTGGGACAGCTATTATTGCCGTCAATGGTCGGGAGCTTCAATCAGTTGAAGGGTCAGCCACCTTAAAACTGGGTCTTTCAACCAGCAAACCCCGCAAAGGGCCGCGTGGCTATATTGGCGGCAGTGTGATCCCTAGTATGTCCGAGGTCAAATGCGATGTCATCCCAACGGATGATTTTGATCCTGAAGACTTTGCAAACGGCAAAGACGTCACAATCCGGTTTTCCTGTGAACAGTCAGGTCAAGCATGGGTTATCGCCACCGCATCCCTCTCAGATGACGTGGAACTGAGCGATGGCGAAGACGCAAAATGGTCGGGTTTAGTGTTCACAGGATCAAAAGCGGAGAAAATCTAATGGCTATGCAGATTACGTTGATTGAAGGTTTGAAGATCGGTGAGAAAACTTACACAACTGTGTTCTTAGACAAACTCACCGCAGGCGAAGCCATGGATGCCGCCGATGCAGCGGAAAGTATCAAAATCGTTGATGATGGCAAAGGCGGCATGACACCTGTTTTTCAAACGTCACCCGCCCGCGCTGATGCGGAGCGGAGCCGCCGGATGATTAAAAAGCTGGAAACAACGAACGGCGATCTGCTGAGCGGCCCTGTTCAGCTTTCAGACCTGCGTAAAATGGATGAGTTTGATTATCGTCACCTAACAGCCAAAATTGATGAGATGGAACAACTTCTTTTAAAGCGGGAGGGTCCCCATCAGGGGCGACCAGAAAGCGCCGCCGCCACAAACGGTGATGGCGCTCCTCAAACTTGAGGCCCTGTGCCCAGGCTGGGTATCGGGGTGGCGTTTACTTCAAGATACCCCCCAGATTGAAGCCGCTGTTATCGCCTTGGCCAGTGCGACCAATACATCAATGACGGACATTGAACGCTATCCCATCCCTAAGCTTATTCGACAGTTAAAAAAAGTAGCTGAATTGAGAAACCCCTAAGCGACTTTAAATGTGAGCGATTTTGAATATGAGCGATTTTGAAGCAGACGTCCAGATTGATATGACAGGCAACCTCGCAGAAAATGCAAAGCGAGGACAAAAGGCGATTGAACAACTCTCAACGCGCTCAACACGGTCTTTAAACCGTATGCGCAAAGCATCTCTGGGTTTATCAAATGCGATTGACGGCTTAGGTAATCGCTACACGGGCCTTGCTACAGGGGGTGGGGTTGCGCTTGCCGCGAAAGGCGTGATTGATTTTGACCGCCGCCTGAAAGACGTTGAGGTCCAAGCGGGCTTAACAGGCGAACAAATTGATACCCTTAAAAACCAACTGTTTGACGTCAGCCAAGACAACGATATTCGCATTGATCCGTCACAGTTAATGAGCGCGGTTGAGGCTATTGTTGAAAAAACAGGTGATTTATCCCTTGCACAAAATAACCTAAAAAGTATCGGCCTCGCCATTCGCGCTGTCGGGGCAGAAGGCACCCATATTGGTTCAGTGATTGCGGGATTAGAAAAGTTAAATGTCACTGACCCTACCGAGGTGCGTCAAGCGTTAGAATTGCTTATTGAACAAGGCAAGGCAGCGTCCTTTACGTTTCAAAACTTAGCTGTTGAAGCTGGTCCTCTCATGGCGTCTATGGCTGCTATGGGGCAAAAAGGAATGGGGGCAGTCCGCACCCTTGGTGCATTAGCACAGACAACTCAAATGGCAACAGGCAGTGCCGCTGAAAGCTCAACGGCCATTCAGGCATTAATCACTGAAATCGCGGTTAAAGGTAAAGATTTAGAGAAAAAAGGCATCACTGTTTTTGATCCTCAAGCGTTAGCCGAAGGACGAGAAGAGTTCCTTTCACTCGACAAAATTGCACGCTCCATCATTGAGAAATCTGAGGGCCGCATTTCTCGATACGGAAAGGTCTTCGGCTCAGAAGCGCAAAAAGCTCTAAAAATTCTAGGTGAAGACTTTTCTGCAACAGGTGAGTTTGGAAGTTTGGATGAGGTCATGGCCGTACAATCGGATGGCACACAGATTGTTGCGGATTCGGCGGCAAAAACGCAGACCATGGCGGCGGCGATTGATAGTCTCAATGGGGCGCTGACACGTTTAGCCAATGATAATTTATCAACACCGATCCAACAGCTTGCGGATGCCCTGACGGATTTGGGCACAGAGGGCTTAAATGACCTCTTTGACACAGCCCTTAAAGGCGCAACGGCGGCGGCGGGCATTTGGGCCGTCAACAAAGCGATCNACAGCGGCTGGGGTTCGGATGGTTCAAGGGCTTCGGACCTCAAAAGGGCTGGGTGGTGCAGCGGCAAATGCCGTTAGTGCTGTCGCAGCCCAGCCCGTTATCGTAACCAATTGGCCTGCTGGATTTGGGACAACAACAGGCGGACAAGACGCCGTTACAAAGAACCGAAAAGCACGAACTGGGAGAGGTCGGCGGCTCTCTCGGCTAACACAGGTCGGTACTCTTGCGGGTCGGGCGGGGCGTGTTGTCCCTGGAGCTACGATTGCATTAGGCGCATTATCCATGGGGAGCGCGGCTGTGGATGGGGATGCCCGTGGGATCGCAAGCGGCGGCGGTGCCCTTGCAGGCGGCCTGCTTGGGGCGAAGGGTGGCGCAATGGCTGG